TTATCGTTGTGATTTTAAGCAACATTTTCGTCAGCACTTACAGGATATTTCCAGCAAACTCAAGGATGTGCAGCAACGACGCACTTCTCGAATCGAGAGTCTCGCGGCGGCGCACTGGGCGTATGTCGAGAGTGTGTTGCGTGTTCATGGCGAGACAGATGATGTGATCGAGAAATGTAGACATCACTATCAAACCGCTTTTGTACATGGCTGGAAACATTCCGAAGAAGATCAGAAGAACGGCGAATAAATTTCTTAGTCTTGTAACCCAGAATTTTGTGTAGTAAACTGAAGCCCGTTTAGACGGGCTTTGCTATTGCGAATTTTTAAGTCATCGATGGAAAGAAAAGATGCGTGATTATCGTTCTGATATAGTATGGTGTGATATTTCATCAATTATTCCCTATATCAATAATACAAAAAAACATCCAAAAGAGCAAATTGCTAAAATTGCCGGCTCTATTGCAGAGTTTGGATTTGATCAACCTATTGTTATTGATGGTGATAGAGTTATCATCAAAGGGCATGGTCGTTATCTGGCCGCGCAACAATTAAAACTTTCGCAGATTCCTGTATTAGTGCGTACTGATCTAACACCAGCGCAAGTCAAAGCATCGCGTATTGCAGATAATCGAGTGGCGCAATCGGACTGGGATGAAGAACTACTGCGATTGGAGTTTAGCGATCTCAAGAGTTTAGATATTGATTTGGGATTGACCGGATTCGATGATGCCGAGCTTTCCAAGTTTCTCGACGAGCCGCTGATCGTTGAAGAAGATGGAGAGGTTGATGTTGATAAATCTGAGTTGCTGAAGGAACAGTATGGGGTTGAAAGCGGTCAGTTATGGCAACTTGGAAATCATCGATTGTTGATTGGGGATGCGACTAATGCAGATGATGTTACTCACTTGCTTGATGGTCGTATTCCATTATTGATGGTTACTGATCCTCCGTATGGTGTTGAATACGATCCAATATGGAGAGATAATATAAATGGATTATTTGGTGATGGAAGAAGGATAATGCGAGGAAAAGTTGAGAACGATGATCGCGCAAATTGGAGGGAAGCATGGGCGTTATTTCCAGGTGATGTTGCATATATATGGCATTCTGCACTAAAGATTCCTGAAATAGTTGATTCAGTGGTTAAAAATGACTTTAATGCTAGATCGTTAATTGTTTGGTATAAGCAGCATTTTACTTTAATGCGTAGTGGTTATCATTGGAGTCATGAGTCATTATTATATGCGGTACGCAATAATAAAACCGCGCATTGGATAGGAGATCGCAAACAAACTACGGTATGGCAGATCGAATCATTAAATGCAGCAGGCCGTAAAGGATTAAAAGCTGATCAGGAAGTCAAACTTGGTCATGGTACACAGAAACCTATCGAATGTATGGCACGTCCAATTCGTAACCACGATAGCGACTATGTTTACGATCCATTTTGTGGTTCTGGAACTACGCTTATTGCGTGCGAACAGTTAAAACGATCTTGTTTGGCGATAGAGATCATGCCTAACTATGGCGCGATGATTATAGATCGTTTTGTCAAACAGACTGAAATAGAGCCGTTGTTATTATGAGCAGACTCAAGAAGCGCGATCAACAATACTCGTTTATTACGCCTCGGCAAAGTCGTCAAGATATATTTAAGGTTTACAACAAACCATTCTTAGGCGATAAGCAGTTTGAGGCGATTCAAAACAAGAGAGGTTATCGCACTATCCATGTCGATCCTGAGTTAGTGTTTAGATTGGCAACACTTGGGTTGACGCGAGAGATGGTGGGTAACTATTATGGAATCAGTAAATCAAAGTTTAGTGAGTTGTGCGATGAATACCCGATCATCGATGAAGTTTATTTAATGGGGTTGAGTCGTGGTATTGTTAAGACGGCGCAAAAACTAGAGGAGATGGTTGACGAGAAACAATTAGTTCCGGTTATTTTCAGGTTAAAGACTTCTGGATTTATTGAAGCGGATAAACTTGTTGGCAAGACTACTGATTCTGAATCAGCGCCCCGCGTGAACATATTTATCCCAGATAATAGTAGAGATAATCTTAATGAATCGTTTAACAATGAAGATTGATATGGAATTAGTAAATCGTTTGCGTAGGTTAGGATTAACTGATGAAATGATTGCTAATTATCATGGTTTAAACGAAGAGCAGTTCAAAAAGATTATAGAAGAACAATCCAATGAATTATGATTGGATACCTTCTACCTATCCACCCGCGCAACCAGGACATTATCTGGTTTGCCATGAAGGGATAGAGCATAAGCGCTATCGCTTCGTTAAATACTGGACAGGTAATGAGTGGTATCATTCTTACGAAGATAAGTATGGTCCTATTACTTATTGGATGACGCTTCCAGAGTTGCCGAATTGACTACTAAACATAGTAGATTCTGGACTGAATCTTCAACAAATAAACTTTTAGAGATGCGTTCTGCTGGTATATCTGTTGTTTCTATCGCTTCTCAGTTAGATACTACAGTTGATTCTGTAAATAGTAGAATGAGAACATTAGGATTACCTCGCAGACCGCAATTTTACTGGACGCCAGAAGCAGATCGTTGGTTATATGAGTATTATAGAAATCCACGAGGTAAGCGCACTACAATGAAGGTAATACTCAAGTCGTTAAATCCTAGTCCGACTCCTGCGGCCGCTTATCAGCGCGCTTCGCGATTGGGATTGACTATTAAATCTAAATAAAGTTGAAATTTGTTTTATAGTATAATATACTGCCTATTATATAAATAGGAGAAAATCATGTACTTTAAACTAAATGAAGTTAAAAGAGCAAGTACAATTAGCGAGATGATCGCTGAAATCGACAGATTATCATCTATAAATCCGATTGTTAGAACAACAATGGATTATGCTGAATATAACGATATATCAAAACAAGATATGTATATAATGCTAGCCTATTATGCGCTAGATGCGGAGGCAAAAGCACAAAACGCTTTGCTTAAATATCTTGCAACAAGGACCACTGCAATTCAACAAGATTTTGATGTACCTCATTTTCCCTGTTAAACCTTAACGACTATACCGAGTAAACCGATGAAATTAGTTATCGAACGCAAGAAGCTGTTGCCTGCTTTGTCCGCCGTTATGGGTGCCGTCGCCCGCAAATCCACCTTGCCGATCCTAACGTTCCTACACGTTTCCAGCGATGGCGAGGTATTAACGATCACATCTTCAAATCTCGAACTGACCTTGCGTGTGAACGTGCCTGATGTTTCCTGTTCGCCGTTTGAGATGCTGTGGCCGGGACGTAGGATGTTGGAGATCGTCAAGTCTTATCCTGAAGATGCGATGATTGGTATTGCGCAGGATGAGCATGACAAGATGGTGGTGAAGTGTGGCAGAAGCAGATTCAATCTCGCAATTCTCGATCCGCAAGATTATCCGATTATTGATAAAATGGAATTTGGTAAAAGTTTCGCCATCAGTCAAGAGGCTATGCAGTCTTGTTTGCGTTGCGTTGATTTCGCAATGGCAAAACAAGATGTGCGGTATTATCTAAATGGTTTATTATTTCATGGATTTACCGATAAAATTAACTTTGTTGCAACAGATGGTCATCGTTTGGCAAAGACGAGTTGCAAGGTTGTTGTGCTTGATGAAGAAGATGTATTTTCTGAAGCGTGGCAAGCTATCATTCCTTCAGAAGCGATTGGAGAGATCAAGAAAGCTTGTACTGAAGGAGAATGTAGTGTATCCGTTAGCGACAATATGATGCGATTCGATTTCTCTAATCGTGAGCTAATCATAAAGCTGGTTGATGGGAAGTTTCCTGACTATGAAAGGGTCATTCCAAAACAATTCAAGCGTGAAGCTACTATAGATCGCGTTTCGTTATTAGAAGCGGTAGAGCGTGTTCGGTTAGTATTGGGTGAATCCGAAGGTATGGCGATGCACTTTGCAAAAGGCTTGCTAACGCTTGGCGGTGGTATTGAAGATAATGTAGAGGATCAGATAGATGCCAATTATCAAGGAGACGATATAACTATAGGTCTTAATGCTGATTATCTTATTGATGTATTGCGCGTAATCGAATCGCAAGATGTAAAACTATTGTTTGGTGATTCTATGGATGGAGTTAAGATTATGGACTCTGATGGTAGTGATGATAATTATGTTATCATGCCAATGCGGCTTTAACGAGATTAGTAATGCCTGTTATTGATATTCGTCCACAGGAAGGCGCGCAAACCGCCTTCCTTTCTTCTAAAGCAGATTTTGCTATATATGGAGGGAGTGGAGGTTCAGGCAAATCTTATGGGTTATTATTAGAAGCTGCCCGTCATATTAATAATCCAGGCTATGGAGCTGTTATCTTTCGTCGCGAACAGAAGATGATTGTATCTGAAGGTGGATTACGTGATACTGCGATGGATATTTACCCTTATTTGGGTGGCTCTTATCGCTCACAACCCAGTCCTGCATTTATATTTCCAAGTGGAGCAAAGATTACTTTTGCACATTTAAATCAAGAGAATGAAGTGCTGGCATGGCAAGGAAGCCAGATTCCATTTATAGGATATGACGAGCTTACCCATTTTGAGGAGTTCCAATATAATTACATGATAAGTCGCATGAGAAGTACATGCGGTGTTGTACCCTATTGCCGGGCAACTACTAATCCAGACAGTGAATCATGGGTAGCCACACTATTGTCGTGGTGGATAGATCAAGATACTGGTTATCCGATCAAAGAACGTAGTGGTAAGTTGCGTTATTTTATTCGTGTAAACGGTCAAATGATGTGGGGTAATACCAAGGAAGAACTAGTTAGAAAATACGATTGTGATTATAATGATCCAAAGAGTTTGACATTTATTAGTGCAAAGATTACCGACAATCCGATCTTGATGCGCAAAGACCCTGCGTATCTTTCTAATCTAAAAGCACTTTCTAAAGTTGAACGGGCGCGATTGTTGGATGGAAACTGGAAGATTCGTCCGGCTGCCGGCATGTATTTCCCGCGTGATGATGCACGGATTCTTGATTGGATGCCTCCGCAGGGAGAGATCGTCAAGTTCGTGCGGAGTTGGGATTTGGCGGCATCCGAGGAGAGTGATGGGCGCGATCCAGACTGGACGGTGGGAATGCTGCTAGGACGCAAGCAGGACGGGCGTGTGGTCGTTGCTGACGTGGTTAGGGTCAGACGCAAGGCCGCCGAGGTGCGGGCGCTGGTGAGGACGCTAGCGGTCAAGGATGGCAAGGAGACGTGGATCAGTATCCCGCAAGACCCAGGGCAAGCCGGGCGCGATCAGGCCGATTCCTACAAGGCGTTGTTGAGTGGATTTACGGTATTGAGTAGGACCATCACGCGCAACAAAACCGCGATGGCCGAACCAGCGGCGGCGTTGTGGCAGCAAGGTAATATTCAGCTAGTGCGTGGGAGTTGGAACGAGGAGTTGCTGAGCGAACTCGAACAGTTTCCTGAAGGACGCCATGACGATCTGATCGATGCGTTGTCGGGTGGGGTTCGAGCATTGCCAGGACATGCCAAGCCTGATTATTCAAAGACAGGATTGAGTGGAAGGTTTAAGGAGATTAGCGCAGTAAAGAAAAGCGCGGTTGGTAAAGTTAGAAAGTTATAGATAGAATAAATAGAATATGGTAATATAGCTCTATTACAAGTTGGAGTATATATAATGACTCGTGAAGAATTAGAACAAACAGAGTGGGGTATTCGTCTAATAAAAACTGTTCATCCTATTGTTTATAATGAAGCATTTGATTTAGCATCTTCTACTAATTTTTCTATAGAAATATCGCATAGAAACGATCTTGAAACATGGGTATGGGCTGTAATAGCGAATGATTCGGACGATTTTTGGATGGATTCGTTTGATACACTCGAACATGCCGTATCATTTTGCGAGAAGATGGGATGGAATTATGGCAAGTAAAGAACAGATCGATGCTGAGTTGGCAAGACGTTATCGTTGGTTTTGTGAGATTGGTTGGAAAGAACCAGTTCTTAATAATCAAATCGTTATATTAGGAAAGGCATCTCCAGCAGATATCGATTTATTGATATGTAAAGGAATGAAGCGTTGGCCTACTAAGAATAGTCATACTACAAATCCACCTTCTGATTTTCCTCCACGAGAAGCGGCTTGATATGAGAATAGGCAGAAAGTGGAGACGCATGGCTGGTATATACAAGCGGTTTGCTGTTGACTATAAAGATGCTGATTTTAGTCACGAAGCCGCTTGTGCCATGTACTTACACGAGTCGATTGGTGCTCCACAACCCGATCAGAATAATGGTTATTTGTTAGGAAAGAAATGGATGGATGTTACGATAGCGGCATGGCGTGAAGATATTTTAAGTATGGGACTTTTTGTATCAGAACTTATCGAAGATGGTTATCCAGAATGGTTTCTCAATCAGATTGGTATACTTCAAATAACACCTAAAAGATCGTATTGCGCATGGTGGATAAAATGATTACTGATTATTATTATCAAAATATCTTGAGGAAGATTCATGAAGAAGGTGATCTGATAGAGACACGCAACTATCTTTGTAAATCCTGTTTTGATCTTGATCCAATTATTTTTACTAAAACACCGCTGGTTACGATCCGAAAAACCGCATGGAAAAAAGCGTTACGAGAACTTGAATGGTTTATGAGTGGAGACAAGACTTGTCCAGAAGAATTATTAGATTGGTGGAAAGGACAACTTGACGAGCACGGACATTATCATCGAGGCTATTCAGAACAATTAAGATTTTCTCGGATGCCTCCACATTATGGAATTGGTTTCGATCAGATTAAATATATTCTTAATGGGTTGAGAAACAATCCTAACTCACGGCGGTTGGTGATGACGACATGGAATCCGTGGGATATGGCGAACATCATTATGTTGAATAACAATGCGATGACTCCAAGTTGTTGCCATGGAAGTTTAATTCAACTATTCGTTCGTGAAGGACGAGTTCATATGACTCATTATCAGAGAAGCGCAGATATGTTATTGGGGATCATCCATAATTGGTGTCAATATTGGGCCTTACTGATGTATTTTGCGTATCAATCAAATCTAAAAGTAGGATCATTGAGGTATATCATTGGAGATGCGCATTTATATTCTGAGCTTTCTCATAATGAAGTGGTAAAGGCAATTATTAACTGTGATTTATCAACAAGATTAGATTCTGAGCCAGAATTGGTTTACAATGGAGATATTGGGTCTGATTTTAGAGCTTCAGATTTCGAGATAATTGGCGAGATACAGAACCCTGTAACGACAATTAGACCAAAACTGCTTTAAACAAAAAACCTGGGCATTGTTTTAGTTGACAATACCTTTAAATTGTGTTATAATAGTTCAGTCGAACAAGGAGAGGATATACCTGTATTTAAGGCAGATGATTTTGTGATGGAAGGTGTTATTCCTGATCCAATAGTAACTATAAGGCCGGTGTTGTTATGAACTATGATGATTTTATAGATCGTTGCGATAAACTTCTTAGAAAATTAGAGTGGAGTGGAACTTATAGTTATTGTACTGGATGGCCGTGTTGTCCGATCTGTAAAGGTATAAAACCAGGACATGGATTAGATCGATTTGGTAATGAGCCTTTAAATACAGGACATTCAAAAGAATGTTCATATTATGGATTATTGAAGATGCTGAATGAATAATAATCCTTTTTTCTTTCAGTAACTTAGTGCAATCTACTAAGAATTGCCTCCTATCCTTTAGGTGTTCTCATGGCTGAAGCCACGGATGTTCTTCGTCGCAAACCGAGACCTGCTTATCTGCAATCCGAGATAGCAGTATCGCGTATCTTGACGTATCTCACCTCGATTCCCGATCCCGATCTACTGCTCTCCAAGGCGGGTATCTCGCGCTATCAGTTGCGGCAATTAGAGCTGGACGATGAAGTGGCACAGTGCATGGATACGCGGCGGGAAGCGGTTGTGGCTACTCCGTGGCATCTCGAACCCAATCAAACACGAGTTGGGAAGTGGTTAACATCCGTGCTCGAACCACATATCGAAACCTTGAAGCGTGGCGTTCTCGATGCGCGTTTCTATGGATATTCAGTCTTCGAGATCATCTATAGAAAGATTGAAAAAGGTATTGGTATTGACAGGCTCTCGTTAAAGCCGATGCAGTGGTTCGTACCTCTTGATAATGGAACGTTACTGTTTTATCCTGATGATGGTTCTAGTGGGATGGAAGGTATTGTTTGCAGTCCGATCAAGTTCATTCTGACCACTTGTAACGCGCGCTACGAAAATCCATATGGGGAAGCTTTACTGTCGCGATTGTGGTTCCCGATCACATGGCGGCGCGAAGGCTGGGGGATGTGGTTGCAGTTCCTAGAGACCTTTGGAGAACCGATCATCCTGGGAGCCGTTCAGAACTATGAAGAATTCGTGGAGGCGATGACCGCTCAAGGCGTGCGGTCCACCGTTGCTTGGCAATCAGTGACGGGTGATGATAAGATCGAAACCATCTCGGCATCGACACCTGGCGAGTTCGAGCGGTTGGAGAACGCCATCATCCGTCGCGCTCAGAAGTTGATCCTCGGACAGACCTTGACCTCCGATATCGGTACGCATGGTTCGTATGCGGTGGCGGCGATCCACAACGAGGTACGCAACGACAAGCGGCGAGCCGATCTACGCATGGTGCAGGCTGCCGGTCAGAAGTTAGTGGATAATCTTGCTATCCTCAACAATTTCGATCCGCCGCGCTTCGTGATGCAGGACGATGCGGGTTTGGAGATGACCAGGGCGCAACGCGATTCTGTTCTGGTTAGTGTATTGCAGAGCAGTAAATTACGATTAACTAAAGATTATTTTCTTAGGTCGTTTGATTATGAGGAAAAAGACCTACAGGATATTGAAGAAGAAGATGATATTGAAGATACTTCTAAAGACGGAATGAATGATGGTCAACCGACTGGAACACCTTCAACCAATAAAACCAGCGAGTTACCGCCTGCCGTGAAGGATCGCTCGGTAGCCGAAGAGGATTGACGATGGCTGGATTTAATATCAAGTTTCTCGCACAACAGTTTGGTGAGAAAGAGATTAGCTCTGCTATCGCCAAACTGCGGTTGCGTCTTGATAATATTAGACCTGTTCTTGATCAAATTGGTCAAATCTATTTAGAGAATACTAAGCGTCGTTTTGATTCTCAGACCGATCCACAAGGTAAGGTTTGGAAGTGGAATACCAAGACTACGCAGTTCTATAAATCGCGTGGGTTGCCGCAGATTGGATCGTATCAACCGAGACCGCCAGCAAGTAGAGGAACAAATTTCCGTGGCGTTTGGACGGGCAAGCTTTATAGTGCTTTAAAATATCGAATGGCTGGAAATACGGTTATCATCGGCGTGAAGGGTAGCGAAGTTCCATATGCTACTACCTTTCATTTTGGAGCGAAAAGAGGAAGTCTTGGAACAAAAACAATTGGAAGTTGGACGATTGAAAGCCCGTGGGGAGATATACCGCCACGTCCGTTTATTGGAACTAACAAGAAAACTAATGAAGCTGTATTGAAAGTCTTGAGAAATTATTTAGACGTTACTTCTAACACGCCGCAATGGCCGGTCGGATTCCCGCGCTCTTGAACGATCAACCCGATCAAATTAAAAATGTCTCACAACATCCGATCTATGGAATAGTGGAATACTACGGTCGTATCAACATACGCGGCGAGTGGTATAGCTATTCTCAACAGCAAGATCGTTTGTTACGTTCACCGAATCCTCCTTCACAACAAGGATTTTTCGATGCACCAACACAATGATATTGATGCCCTCGTCGATTTTACCAAGCAAACCTTGGGCATTGACGATCATCGCGCCGACCGATTTGCACTGGACTTGGCAAAGCGATTTGGTGGAGAATACGTTTACGTCAACAAGGGAATTGTGAAAAGCTCTCGTGACAAGGAGATCAGGGCAGCGTACAACGGGCACAACGCTGGAAAGTTGGCTCGGTTATATGGATTATCTGAACGACATATCTATAATATTGTTTCTTGATTTGTGATTATATTTATGATAGCATGTTCATTAATTGTGAACATGCTTTGGAATGTCATTTAACGTAACCATGCCATTTACTGAAGAAATAGACGAAGCAATTCGTGATGCTTATTTAAATTATAAACCAGGAAAGGTTCTCAGGCTTAGCGAGCGGTTATGTCTCGATCATAGTGTAATCAGGCGACGGGCAAACAAGTTAAGTTTGCCAAAGATCAGACCGCCACGTTATGAGTATAAACGCTGGACAGGTTCAGAAGTACGATTATTATTATTACATGAAGCTTGTAATGACAGACAACTCGAAAAGATATTTAAGAAGAATGGGTATATTCGTAGTGCTGGGGCTATTGATTGTTTTCGACGATTTCATCATAAATGGTTAGCAAGCCATCATCAAGATGAATTCGCGCATGGATACAGTACATTTCAATTAAGTGATTTGTTAGGTATCCATCCTTCAACCATCTTACGATGGATAGAGAATGGTTTTTTAAAAGCACACCGACCGAGTTGCGTTAATTGGCGAGTAAGAAGAGAGCATCTATTAGAATTTCTATTAGAACATCCTGCACGTTGGGATTGTAAAAAAGCGGATACTTATTGGTTGATGGATTTAATTCAAGAGCACATGAAGTTTAAAGTTAAATCGAGTACCACGAAACGTAAGCGGAGTAATGACCATGATTCATGATTCTATCTTTGTAAAACCAGGTGCCTTCACAACACTAACGTGTACGGCTTTTGATTGTGATACGTTTGGGATTGGGAGTGCCACACCGCAATCAACACAAGCAAGTGCCGATCAAGCTGTTGTCACCTTGGGTAATGCCAATAGCGAGATCGGCGGACTGACGATTGGTTCAACGTATTCTGAATCCGAGGTTGAGGCATTCCGCGACAAGTGTGAAGAGTTAGCGGATGATGTTCGTGCCCTATCAACGCTAGTTCATTCTTTGCGTACTGCGTTGGTAAATTGTGGTATTATTAAGGGTGCCGCCTAATTATATATAGGATCGGCGTAAAACTTTTATTCGGAGTAATTATGAAAGGAATTGAGTTTGCTGATAGCTTTTCGCCGATCCTGTTGAATAGGGAATTACCTGCACTTAATCAGCATGTATTACTAATGAATTTAGGTGTGCCGTCAGGATGGATGCATGTTTATCGTGCGGTTACAGATGAGGAACATTGGTTTTATTCATCAACAGGCGATATGGTTGATATAAAATTGGAATTGTTTTCTCATTGGCTGCCATTATATCATAAAGATTATTGGGATTAGGTTAAACGAAGATGAGCAAGAAACAGTTGACGATTAAAGATATTGGAGATTCTGGATATAAGATACTATCTGCTTTAACCAAGTGGATGATGGTTAGCGAGATCGCTAGCGAAACCGGATTGAGTAATACCACGATCCGTAGAGTGATTCAGAGGCTTGAAACGTTTGGTTTAGTACGAGAGGAATTGCAGTATTCTGAAAGCAATGGGGTTGCCTCGTCAGCGCAAAGCAAGCATTTCAATTTAACCAAGGAAGGTCGTGCTTTTCTTAGCAAAGAAAATAGCAATCTATCAAAACACGAACAGCAGAAAACTATTATTGCATCGATAGCTGCATTACCGTCTCATGATAGTATCGTTAAATGGTTGCGGCAAAAGGCGCAAGAGTTTAACGCGATGGCTGACGATCTTAGTGTGTATGAAGAATAGTCATGAATGGAATATTTTATTTGATCGGATTGACGATTTTCTTTTGGGTGACAGTATTCTTCATTGTTTTAAAGTCGCTCGGCATTCTTTCCATACCGTGGCTCACTGGCTTGGCTTCTCTAATGATGGTTATCTTCTTTGCGTGGAAGATCGTAAGGATTCGATGAAACAGGATTTAGCTGCTTGTCGGTGTTGTGGTTATCAAGCCGAACGTGGGTGGATGATGATGGATGAAGTCTGGTCATCGTATTACATAGGATGCAGTAACGATCTGTGCGATGCGATGGTCTCCATGGAGGTGAGAAGCGATGGCAAGACCTTTCGGATGAAGGTGGAGCAGGTGGTCAAGCAAGCCTGGAACGAGGTCAACGCATGAACTGTGTTTACTGCCCTCACAACCGCCCTCAGAGGGCTTCTGAGACGTTCTACAGCGCAAGGTGCGTCTTGGGGTACCCTCACGACCCCAGCGCCTGTAGGGCCGTTGTAGGGCGTTCTGAGGCACATCAAGAGCAGGACGACGGACGTAAAACGAAATCTGAGTAGTGGAGATATCGACATGGCTTGTAAACCCAAGAAATCAGGCAAGAAGAAATCAAAGCCTCGTAAATCTGACCGAGAATCCTATCACAAGGGCAAGAAGCACAAGGAATAGTGTTTACGTTCAATAGTTTGTAAATATTTACTACAGACTGTTGACAAGCACTGATTTGAGTGGTATTGTTTGTGGGTCGGACTGGCAATCCGCAATACACATCAAAACGACCCGGTAATAAGCGGGTGTGTGGTATCTGAAAGCAGGTTTGATGTGTACTTGCTGAAGGTTGCCCATGCCAAGGGCCACACCCGCTTACTATCGGGTTTTTCTTTGGCTATCCGACTTTGACCAGGTAGAACCGCAATTATGACGCCCGTAACTGGTCGAGAGCGCAACGGGGGGAGCCGTGCAAAGCGCGACGAGATGAGTGACCGTGTGACGATTTGCCAAGATTTCTGGATGTACGTTGGGTGAAAGCCCTCGCAGGAAAATCTAGTAGATTGGCACGGGGAGTCTGGATCGGCATGGGGCCTGATCAGGATGATCTGGGCATAATCAGACTCAGCAGGTACAACCGTGGGTGACGAACTCAGGGTGATGACCTGACTTCACTAAAGGCGTTCAATATTGTTGAGCGCCTTTAGGTGAGTATTGCAAGTTTACCGGAGTTCTGAATCTAGGGTGATGTTTATAGGACATTCTAAATCTTCATATATATTGAGTGTGATTGATTTATGATTCGTTTCTTCCTACATCATCTAATAGTATTCATGGAGCTTAATTATCTTGAAGCCTATCAATATGAATCTAAGCAGTTAGACTTGTATTATAGATTAGTTTGTGATATGATAGATAAAGAATCTAAGAAGGAGAGATAATTATGAGTACTGAATTTTTTGTTTTAACCAATAAGGTAAACAATCTTTCTGCTGATGACGCTAACAAAGTTATCGATTATATGAAAAAGATAATCGATAATATGGTTGATAAAGCAAGAAGCATTTGCGGTGAATTTGAAGAAGTCAGTATTGATAAGTTATATTCAGCAGAAAAAATTTATATTAAGATAGTATGCGGTAACTATGTTGACGAGAAAAAGATATTAGTATCTGATATTTTAAGGATAGACAACAATGAAAGCAATATTGAGTTTTGAGTTACCTGAAAATGATTATGAATTACGCGCAGCGATTGATGCTGTAGATCATATCAGTTCGATTCGTGATTTCTACGAACGATTAAAAGTATTAGATAAGCACGGTCATAATTACAAAAGCGCTGAAGAAGCGATTAGTTGCTTATATAGTGATTATTATGATATAATGAAGTCGTATTTAGAGATGTAGAGATAAAATATGAGTTGCGATTACTATACGCTCGAACATCGCGATCCTGTTCATTTTAGTGATTTTGATGATTCGATAGACTGTACTTGTAATATTAATTATACTTCGAGACTTGATCCTGATCGGATTTGGGCGCTGGCGTATTTGGGTGCGGCGATAGTATTGATGCACCATGGCGAGTTAGATCATGGCTTTCTACCAGCATGTCTACCACAATCCATGAAAGATGATATTGATTTCTATTTTAAAGATTATGTTGACACCTAAAAAAGATGACTAAGATCGATAAAAAGATTGTGGGGTGGTCCGTGGTGAAAGATGAAATTAATCATGAAGTAACAATACTTCATCAAGAGCGATTGTCGGTTCTTTCTGGTAAAACCTATAAGATCGCAAAATCACCACTCTCAGAGAGTGCGTTATATGTAACTCTGAACAATCATGATGGAAAACCCTTCGAGATTTTCTTAAATAGTAAGGATACTCGTCATCATCAATGGATTGTGGCATTGACGCGAGTGATTAGTTCGGTATTCAGAAAAGGTGGAGATTGTACGTTTCTGATCGAAGAGTTGAAGAGTATTCATGATCCAAATGGTGGATACTTCAAGAAAGGGAAATATATTCCATCGCTGGTTGCAGAGATCGGGCATGTGTTGGAAGAACACTTTATCGATTTAGGATTGCATGAGAAAGATGAATCGCTGGCGATGGCGGCACAAGCGATGATCAAAGAGAAGATGGAAAATAAAGATGCAGAGAAGAAAGGATCGCTTTGTGATAAATGTGGAGAGTATAGTGCGGTTATATTAGACGGTTGTCTCACCTGCCTATCATGCGGCTCTAGCAAGTGTGGCTAGTGTACTAATAAATGCTTGACTACATTATGTTAGTATATAGTCTTACAGAAGAAAAACTAGTTCAAATCGATAGTGGTTATTTTTGTGCAGGATTAGTGTTTGATAAAAACCATATTATTTCTATAGCTCCTGTCATTGGTTATATGAAAAAGAATGACTGGACGTTGACGCAGGTACAACAATATTGTATTAAGAAGAAATGGAAATTAATATTTATTGAATAATTATTTAATATGTGGTATCATTATTGATAATTGTTATACGGAGAAAATAAGTGGACTACTTTATGTATAAAAAACTTAAAGAGAAACTGAATGCTATTCTTGAAGCGTTGCGTAATAACACTGAAGTACCAGAAAACACTGAGGATACACCAGAATTTCAGTCAGATTTAAAGTTATGTCTTTACAAGAGCTTTCTTAATTCTGT